ATTGATCATTATAATGATTGGCTGTTTGATGTTGTGTATATACGACCAGAAAACGTTACTAAAGTTCCTTTAAACCAAATGAACTATGAAGAAGTACCTGAAGCAGTTGCTCGCGCAGCCAAGTTTAGTAAGGCAGACCCTAATTTTCGTTGTAGCTTTGAAGAAAATGGTCCAGAATTGAGTGAAATTCCGAATCAGACGTTAGATGAACACGCTACAAAATATAAAAAATATTATAATCTTACTGAGCAAGATAAATCATTGTTAGTTGAATATTATAAAATTCAGATGAGATTATATATTAATTTTCATTATAGATTTTTATCTCCAGAGATTGTAATGCGAAACGTACAATTTAGGCAAAACCTTGTCACCGAAATAAACAGTTTAAGTTCTGTTGAGGAATGTAGAAGTATTTTACATACAAAATTTGACTGCCATACAGCACATACAGCTAATAGTGGACCATCTAAATTAGATTTACACAGATAAATTGATTTTTTTAAAAGACTATATAGAAATTGATCAGTTTTTATCTAAGGATGATCAACACAAACTATTACATCATTTAATACATCCTAGTTTTCCCTGGGCAATGAGCCTAGATGCTGTTTACGGATCAGACGGCATAACTTATAATGAAAACTCAACTATAGGATTTTATCATACTTTACTTTATCAAGGTGAACCTTGCTCATCGGAGCTATCTAAACTTTCCTGGGTGGCAGATAAACTTTATCATACTGATTTTAAATTTTTTACTGTAGATAAACTTTTAAGATTTAGAATAGGATTTTTCACAAAACATTTTACTACAAAAGCACACAGTCCTCATATTGATTCAGAAATTGATCATTGGACCTGTGTTTATTATGTTAATCAGTGTGACGGAGATACTGTTGTATATCAAGACCAATTTCCACAATTACAGCAGAATTATGTTAAAGATTATAAATTTACTGAAAGATACCGTTGTAAACCTAAAATGGGAAAGCTTGTTACATTTGATGGAAAGTACTATCATAGCAGCAGTTACCCTACTATCAATCCTTTTAGGTTAGCTATCACTTTTAATTTTACTGTTAAGAAAAATACTTAAATAAAATCACTACAGAGACTAAAATGTTTGATGATTTTATTGGTGTGTTTGACAATGTTCTAGATAACGACAGCTGTCATAAAATAATTGAATACTATGAAAATTTAAAATCCTTAAATTTAGTGTATTCTCGTCAATCGTTAAAGGATGGCTTAGCACATTATAAAAACGACGAGACTGCATTTTTGCTTCAGTATGACACTATCACAACAATGAAAAAAAATCCTGTACTACAAGATTTTTTAAAAGAGTTTTGGAAATGTTACGAAATTTATGCAGAAGAATATAGTTTATTGTTTGAAAGTGGTTTACACGGAATCAACAGTATAAGGTTACAAAAAACTAGACCTGGTCAAGGATTTCATATGTGGCATTATGAATCCAGTGAATATATAACAGCAAACAGAGTTATAGCTTGGACCTTATACTTAAACACAGTAGTAGAAGGTGGCGAAACAGAATTTTTGTACTACAAAAAACGTATAACTGCTAAACAAGGAAGATTGATTATTTGGCCAGCAGGTTTTACTCATACTCACAGAGGCAACTCTCCACTTTCAAATGACAAGTATATAATTACAGGTTGGTTAGAATTTATAGGCGGAAATAATGACAAGAAAAATTTTTAGTGTACCCCTAAATCCAAAATTGGATCCACAAGAATACTTTGACTTTATGAACTTTTGTCAAGATTATAAAGACTGGATAGCTGATATTTACGTAACATTACGTATACCACCATTTAACCAAGATGCAATGGGGGATGTTATTATATTAGAAGAAGCGAAACTAAGCCTAATAGAAGCTGCTCTTAACCTTCACAATTCTACAGACATTCCACTAAGTGCAACTTTCAATAATATTCAAGTACCTCCTACTCAAAAAAATCTAGATATTTTTATTAAAAATTACCAAAAACTTTATTCTTTAGGAATCAAAACACTTGTAGTTCCGCATACTCATTGGGTGGCTACAGGTCAAATACAAGCAGCTTTTCCCGGAGTTTATATAAAAAATACTATTCTACGTGATGTTCATACTGCTCAAGAAATAGTTAATTTAGCCAAATACGGGTTTGATTATATCAACCTTGATCGAGACCTAATGCGGGATAAAGAAAAATTATTAGAAATTAAACGAGCCAAAGAGTTTGTAAAAAAAGAATACGGTAAAGATATCGCAATTAGTTTATTAGCTAACGAAGGATGTGTAGGACAGTGTCCTATGATGGTTGAACATTTCGAATATAATAATAATAGAACAGAAACACAGCCGCAATACTTTTTTGATCCTATTAGCAGAACAACCTGTCCTAAGTGGGATGTTGAAGATCCTGCTATAGCTTTAAAAACAGCTAATTTTAGCCCCTGGAAAGCAGACTGGGATTACTACTTAGATGAGCTAGGCATTGATGTTTTTAAGATGCACGGACGTGAAGATAAAGGTCGTTTGCAAGAAACAATGACACTAATTTCTAGATATGTAAACCAAGAAACATTTGTAGATCCAGGTTTTGAACAATGGTGCCAAGAAACTAACATAGTAGGTAAACCTATAGAGCTTTGGCGTGAAAAAATTAAAACCTGCAGATTTGAATGTTGGGAATGCCAATATTGCGATAAAATACACGAAAAAAAATCTGATTTAGATTATACACCGTTAGTTAAACATGTAGCTCAATCTATTGCTGATTCAGGAGTACCTAAAATTTTTGTTGATGTTCCCGGTCTAACAAGCCCTCGTGTGCAAACTTTAATAAATCATCTAGCTTCAGGAGTAGGCACTTATATGGAAGTAGGTTCATATTTAGGAGCAACAGCAATAGCAGCTTTAAAAAATAATAATATAAAAGCAGCCTTTATAGATAATTGGAAGCAGGTACCTCAACCTAAAAAAGAAGGGTTTAAGGTAGCGGATATTAGTAGTAAAGAAATTTTTGCCAATAATATAAAACCGTATGTAGAAAATTCATTTGTAACTATACTAGATAACGATCTTTTTGAAGTTCCTATATGGGAATTCAATCAAGCAGTACAATTTCTGTTTTATGACGGGCTTCACGACAAAGAAACTACTAAAAAAGCTGTAATGTTTTATTATTCTGCATTAGCTGAAGAATCTATTTTAGTTATGGACGATGCTAATTGGGCAGGAGTAGTAGAAGGAACTAGAGAAGCGTTAGCAGAGCTAGGAGCACAGGTTACTTATGAACGTCTACTTCTTAATGATGAAGAAAATTTAGAAGAATGGTGGAATGGACTACTTATTTGTGTTATAAGGAAAAATAATGTTAATTAACAAAGTGAAAAAAATAATTATTTTTGGTGGCGGAACAAGTGGCTGGTTAACCGCAGCATATCTTATAAAAAATTTAACTATTCCTTGCGAAATATTATTGATTGAAAGTACGGTAATGGGTCCAATCGGAGTAGGAGAAGGAACTCAACCAGCTACAGCTAGATTTTTATATGATTGCGGCATAGATCCTTTAACCTGGATGAAACCTAGTCAGGCGAGTTTTAAATTAGGTGTTGAATTTGTTGGATGGACTAAAGACAATTACTTTGTAGATAATGACTTTATAGAAAATACGTTAATAGCTCCTAATCTCTTTACTACAGATTATTTTATTTCTCAAGACAAGAATGCATTTTATGATTGGCTACCTGCTTATCAAATGGCTAAGGAGAATAAAAGTCCTAAACTGGCAGGTATGGATACTAATTATGCACAATCTGGACAGCGTAACTGGGGGGCGGTTCATTTTAATGCATTACAAATTGTAGAAAGTATCAAGAATATTATAGGAAATAAAATAGAATATGCAGATACTAAAATTGTTAATATAGAAAAAAATCAAGACGGCATTACCGGACTAGTTGATGAAAATGGTATTCGTTTTACAGGTGACCTGTATCTTGACTGTTCTGGATTTAAGGCTAGATTAATAAATGAAACTTTAGGTGTAGAATTTGAATCTATTACAGATATTCTACCTAATGATAAAGCCGTGGTGATGCCTACGCAATACAACGATCCTCAAAAAGAATGTTTCCCGTATACTCGTTCAACTGCAATGAATTCGGGTTGGAAATTTACTATTCCTATTTTTACTCGAGTAGGTAATGGATACGTTTATAGCAGTAAGTTTATTAGTCAAGAAGATGCAGAGAAAGAATTGCGTGAATCACTAAATGAATATGAAAGCAAAGCTAATCATTTAGATATGAGATGCGGAATAAACAAAGTTATAGCACATAAAAATGTATGTGCTATAGGATTAAGTGCTGGATTTGTTGAGCCACTAGAGGCTACCGGAATTACTTTTACCACCAAGGCAGTAGAAATGGTATGTCAGGCTCTTAACACTACACACGGTATCTGGAGCAATCCTATAAAAAATGAAATTAATAAAATTTATACTGAGATGTTTTGGGAAATAGTTGCATTTGTTTGGGCACATTATCATTTTAGTTCTAAAAATGATACTGCTTATTGGCAAACAATCAGGTGTCAGTCTGAAGATATGATTCCAAAAAAAGTTTCTAATATCGTTGAAAAATTTTACCCTTTACCAGGAAGACATTTTTTCCTTAATCCTTCTTCAAGCTTCCATATTGGTCATTGGTTTAGTGTGTTAAATGCTGGAGATGCATACAAAAATAGTGACTTTAAAATAGACGGAGAAGTCAGAAAGTACGCTGAGTATTTTATAAAAAATAACCAACATAGAGTAAATTTGGTTAAAGAAATATTCCCTAATCACTATGACTTTTTAGCAGAATGGTATAATGCATAGACAAACAACATTATTTAGAGCCGATCTATTTCATAAAGGAAATATAGGAACCACTGAACAAAGAACTGAACTCATTAAAGAACTTAAGGCCGCTAGTTCTAGTGTGGAAGAAATAGATATGTCCAATCCGGGTTGTAAACGAATCTATAAGCCTTGCAAAAATATAGAATGGCTTTATAAAGAAATAGATCAATTACTATCATCTGCTATTGACTTTTATCAAAAAGAAGATATAATATTTAAATCACACTCAAAGGAGAGAAAAAAAACTGACTATTGGGCTAATATAAATTCTCCTGGAAGTAGAAATGTATTTCACAGTCATAAAGAAAATACCTTTTCTTTAGTTTATTATTTGCAAGCAGATGGAACTGGCGCTTTAAGATTTGTTAATAGTTCTAATATATTAGGTGATTGTAATTCTATGTCTCCATTCTCGAGAGATTTTGAAGTCCATCCAAAAGAAGGGGATTTGTTTTTATGGCCGAGCTGGGTCCCGCACGAAGTAGAAACAAATCAATCTAATATAGAAAGAATTAACTTGGTTTTTAATATAACTTTACACTAATGAAAAAAATTACATTTTTCTCAATTACGCCTGGACTTAAAGAATTATTTCCAGTTATTCCTGCACAACAATATAAACCTAAATGGGTAAGTAAAGCTAGAGAATCTTTTAAGGAAGAATTAAAAAATTATGAAGGCGATAAATTTTCACACATTTATAGATGTCCTGGAATTTTTGATTTGATGAAGTATGGATATATACTTACTTTACCGTTTGACTTAACTATAGAAACTAATGGGGATAAAGAAACAGTATCATACATACTACCATCAACTGATTTAAAATTATTAATGGGTACAGAACCTTTATCTGCCCATATGGATAATAAAATTGTAGGATTTTTTCCTCCTAAGCCCTGGTCTATTAAAACTATTATTAAAATAACAACTCCTTGGTATATAATTGCTCCAAAAAATTTAAAGTTTTTAATTATACCTATTCCATATTCGGACAACTATGAATTTGAAATGGCTCCGGGTATTTTAGATCCAGGACTTAGCAGCGAAATTAATTTCCAGTTACATTGGAATGTTGTTATAGGCAAAAGAACAATAAAAGCAGGAACTCCTATTTGTCAAATTATTCCTATAAGTGAGGAAAAATATGAACTAGAAGTTCGTGATGCAACTGAAAAAGATTTAAAGTGGATTAGGATGAAACGATACTTTTATGGGTTTAGCTTTAACTTTAATAAAAATATCTTTAAAAAAATGTACGAAAAATGGTTTAATCTAAAATGAGAATTGATAGATTTATCACTCCTACTTGGCTAGGACATATAGAAATAACAGATAAGACCATAGACAGCTATAGGAAATGGGCAGATTTTGAAAAAACATTGGATCCTTTAGGAGCTACACTTTCAACTACTGTGAAAGGATGGCAATATATTTTTCATCAAAATGACAAAGATCCTATTTGGTTGCAAGATTTAAGATCTGAAATTACAAAAATTAAAGAAGAAGTAAATTGGAGTAGGGTAAAAACTATATGGGCTATCGATTACGAGCCAGGAGGATATCAAGACCCTCATTTTCATAATGTTGGGGTAGTCCAGCTTGTTTCTGTTATTATAAACTTATTAGGAACTGCTCAACTCATACTACAAGACCCTAGACCGATAGCGCAAGCTCAAGGAGAAGATTTCGCTAGTATTATAGATTTATCTCCAGGAGATTGGTGTGCCTTTCCATCATACATTATACATAACTCTAGGCCCTGTGAAAAACATCGTAGCATACTAGTTATAGATGCTTTTTTAGGATAGGAAATGAAATACAGTTACTATCATATTCCAAAATTTCATTCAATTTCAGAATGCAAAGCAATTTATAATCATTGTTTAGAAAATATTAACCATTCAATTGAAGATTTTCCTGCTGTAGATGTTGTAAAAACAAGTAAAGTAAAATACTGTTACTTCGGCAACGTAAAAGATGCATTAGATAAAATTAAACATATTACTATAGATATTAATAGGCAATTTTTTGGATTCGACCTTTATGAAAAATCTAACTTCGACACAGCTAATCTGAATGAGTACTCAGATACCAACCAAGGAGAATATGGATGGCATTCAGATGGACACTTGGATGGTATTTGGGATTCTAAATTAACAGTAATCTTAAATCTTTCTCAAGACGAATATGAAGGAGGAGATTTCGAGATTTTTTTAAATAAGCCTATAAAAATTAATGAATTTAAAGAATCGGGTTCATTATTAATCTTTCCTTCATTCCTACATCACAGAGTAACACCAGTCACTAAGGGTCACCGCATTACACTATCTCAATGGTTTTTAGGACCTGCACTTAGATAAGATGTTTTGATTCTTCTATCTTTTCAGAAATTTTTTGTCGTATTTTAATTATATTATTTCTTGTTTCAACTGTGGCAGTAGGAATCCTATGGCTTATAACTACCTCATTATGTTGTATATCAATTTTTTTAACTTCATTAAGCAAGGCATTTAATAAAGCATAAAGTTCTTCTTTAACTTTATCATTGTTAATTTTATTAATCTTATTTTTAAAATTAATATATTCTTCTTGAAATTCTTTACTCTTTTCTAGATTAAACATTTATATTCCTACATTATTTCGATTAAATCAACTATAGTATTAATTTTGTTCTGTATAATTTTATTTTTCAAACTTAAGTCTAATGCTTTATGAACGGGCTTAGGAAAATAGTTTAGATTAAACCACCCCCATCCTAGGTGTTCTTCGCTAAGTTTAGGAACAAATTCGTCTTCAACTATACAAAAATACGTACTAAAATTAAACAGATTGTCATTGCTTACAAACTTTTCTAAAGGTATTATTTTACTAATGTTCGGTAGAAAACTTAATTCTTCTTCTATTTCACGTTGTAAACCCTGCCAGGCTGTTTCTCCTTGCAGATGCGTACCTCCAACAAGCCCCCAGGTTCCGTTATGCTTTCCATTAGACTTTTGTAATAATAAAACTCGTTGAGTAGCTCTTGAACATATTATTGCGCCCGAACATATTATTTTTTTAGAGTTGTATTCTCCACTGCCCTCTATCATATTCACCTTCAAAGCTTTTTGTCCAAGACACGCCATCCCACTTGTACTGTGTGCCTGTATAGTAATTAGTTTGATAGATTATGGAGTCGGTTCGAGTTTGAGCGCTAAAAATCATACGCCATTCTGTGCCATTCCAAGATATAATATCATTAGAATATGCTATTGTATCATCCCCAGAGCTGGATTTCCAAGCATCCGGACCATCTTCATTAAAATTAAGAATATAAGTTATAGTACTTCCTTTAGGAATAACAGTGGTAGTTTTAATATGGCATTTTCCTGATACGTTATCTAATAGATGAGAAGTAAGTACTCCATTAACAAATAGTTTACTAGAGTTTATAACATCAAAATCTTCTCCTGTATTAATAATTTTAGACGATCTAAGACTAATAAAAGTTTCTCTAGCACCACCCCCTAGATTTTCAACTAACAAATATCTTACTCCTGCACTGATAGGTTGATCAAAATGTTCTCCGTTGGGTCTTTTAGGATTAAATGTTTGCGGATTAACTATTGCATCAAAGGTACCTCGACCTGTACTATTATCATATCCTAAATCTATGTTTTGAATATTACCCTGATCATCTATATAGTTATTACTATGGGCAGTATCTGGATCCCATATAACGCTTAATAATCCAGGATCCAAAGGATTCAAAGCTAAAGTTCCTACTACTATAGTTCCATCTTTTTGTATTAAAAAAATCTTACTTAGGCCTGATCTAAAATCTCCAGGTATCTGCTCTAGTAAAATACTCCAAGCCAAATTATCTTTTTCACCTTTGGCTTTACTAAACATACGTATACCCTCAGGAGTAACTAATATTTCAAAATTACCCACAGTAGTAGTGGAAGTAAACTCGTAATCAGTCAGACCAAGTCCATAAGCTTCAGTGTCGGTACCAAGCCCTTCTACATAGTCACCTATTCCTCCTGTGGTTCCCGTATAAATGTTATTAATAATACTTGTAACTACACCTAATTTTTTAATCTTAATCGGAGGAGTTAACCAGGTAGGTGTTTTTAATGTTATAGAAGCAATATCAATAGAGCTATTTGTTCCTACTGGAACAGCTCTTGAACTAAAGTTCACATCTTCTAACTCTACAACACTTAAACTTGTCCAATCAATATAATTATCTGTAGTTTGTATCTCAAGACTAGGGTTAAACAAAACTAAAATTTGTTCAAGTATTTGTAATTTTTGTTCAGTGTTAGATGTCCATATGTCAACTTTCACTGTAAGATCAAACGGTGTAGGCATTAACCTTTCTACTGTAAAATTTTTACCTTGTTCACTTGTATAAAAATCATTACCTCCACTGTCAGATTCAATAGCTCGCTCTCTAATTTGCATTTTACTAATAAATGTAGGCTCTTGAATTCGTTGACGATTAAGTTCGTATTCTGTAATGTATACTGCTATTCTAGGTACACTAGGTATAGAATTTTCACTATTCTGATTAATAATATGGGCTACTTGTCTATCAGGGTCACCGTACATTACAGGAACTCTTACCAATGTTCCGTCACCGTATCGTACTACAAAATTACTCAAAAGACGAACAATCTGAGTGACATATCGTCTTATTTGACCGTCGTAAAAAAATTGCATTATAAATCTGCCTTAGGTTTGAGTGCTTTACTTATTGGTTGACGTTCATCTACCATATCGCCGTCGATATTAGAAACTTTTGTATTATTAATAAAGCTAGTTTTCAATGTGCTTCTTGTGTCAGTATTAGTTAGAGTATGTCTAACATTATCCTCACGCTTTACCCAACGTTTACCCGAGTACCTAAACAGTCTATTTGGGCGATAATCAGTTCTTAAAAAGTAATCTCCTTCTACTGCGCCTTGTGGGAACCCAGTTCCGAATCCAAACTGCACACCGTTGTCTGGTACACCGTCGCCTAACAAGTATCCGTGATATCCGGTTCGTAACGGCCTTTCCATTATTCTACTTGCATCTAACGTTGTCATACTAACATCAATATCAGTTTCATCTGCTGTTTTAAGAGCAGGATTCCCTTCATCATCGACAGCCAAAGTAAATAGTTGTCTTGTTTCATATCCGCTTTTAGGAGCGTTAGCTTCTGCTTCTGCTATAATTGCATCATTAATTTCTAAAGCTTTATTTTGAGTACTAACTGTTTCCTGGATAGTAGTGCCTGTATATAAAGAGAAGTAGGTGCTTTCAGGTGGTTCATGCCCGGACACAGTGGATAATACTGTATAAAGATTGCCTTGGTACCTAATTATTTGCCCTGCTGTATAAGTTGTACTACTATCATAATCTCCTACAAAATTAGCATCTTTATTTGTGGGAGATTTTAGAATATCTGTAAACTGTTGACTATCGGTAATTTTCTTTAATTTTAATCTATATAAATGGGGATACCATGTTCGGCTAAAACCTTCGCTGGCTCTTCCTACATCTTCTATAACATAGAACCTAGGTAAACTAGTATCAAAATCATTTAATGCAAATTCATCACGCAAATGTGGCAATTCCACCACGTCGCCGCTTAAAGGTTTACGACCGATTAATTTTATTGTATCATTAATATGAACAGTAATTGTTAAAGTATCATTATCAAGCCAAAGACCGAATTGGCTTAAGTTAAAATCTATATCTGCTACGTTATAAATGCCTCTAAGGGTATAAATGCTTGGATCATATTTTCTATCTCTATTTTCTAAAAATAGTAAATCCTGTATGTTTGTTACGCTTTGATTAGCATAATGAGGGCGTTCCGGAGTAGCTTCTCCTTCTGCTGTGTTCAGCGGTCCTATATATTTGTGAAAATAAAGATCTGTTCCTCCAACCTGGAACATTTCACTTATGTTTCTATCAAGGAATTTATAATCGTTGCCCTTTTCTGGACGGTAAAGTGATAAACGTGGCATAGTCATATATTTATGGTAAATATTAATGGAGAATAGTATGAACGACAATCCACAAGAAGAACGACAAAAAGTCTATGATTATTGCCGCACCATGCTGGGTGATGGCATGATTGATGTTGAATTAGATCCTGCTCATTACGAAACTGCTCTTAATCGCACGTTAAACAAGTACAGACAACGTAGTAGTCACAGTGTAGAAGAAAGCTATTGCTTTTTAACTCTTGAAAAAGATAAAAATGATTACAAGTTAAGTGAAGAAATAATCAATGTACAAAGTGCATTTCGTAGAACATTAGGGTCCAGAACAGGCGGCGGCACAGGAACAAATTTTGAACCTTTTAATTTAGCTTATACAAATACATATTTACTAAACAGCACAATGTTAGGAGGTATAGCAACATATTTTATGTTTGCCAGCTATCAGGAACTAATAGGTAAAATGTTTGGATCATATATTGAATTCCAGTGGATACAGCATAGCAGAACTTTTAGAATTTTACAACGTCCATTTGCAGATGCTGAAGTATTAATGCTTCGTGTTCAAAACTATAAACCCGATTTTATTATTTTAAATGACTTATATGCTAAACAATGGATATTAGATTATACCTTGGCTAATTGTAAAATTATCTTAGGTGAAGCACGTAGTAAGTTTGCAAACATCGCCGGGCCTCAGGGTGGTGGACAGCTAAATGGTGGAGATCTTAAAACTCAAGGTACAGCGGAAATAGAAAAATTAGAAAAAGAACTGTTTGACCTTATCCCCGGCGGAACCGGATATACTTTTATTATAGGTTAATTATGAAAATTTTTGAGATCTTAACTGAAAAAGCAGAAAAAAAATTAGGCAAAAATATTAAACAATCTGGAAGTCACGCCAAACAATATCATGATATAGACCAATACTATGGTATGTATAGATTCGGTATACAGATGGCGGGTGCTCCTGATAAACCTATAAACAAAGAAGGCCCAGCTAAAGATGTACCTGCTGTTTGGATGTATAGCAAAGGTGAGGAAGATATTGTTAATGCCGCACAACGAAACCAAGGTATTAGTGGAAAAACTTTAGTAGGCAAAGGACCTAGCGAAGAATTAAAAGTGGTTAATAAAAATAGCATAGTAGCCAAGCCAAAACCTAACAAATATGGTGTCTAAATATTGACATCTTAATCTAAATTTAATAAAATATAGTATCGGTAGGAGATACTATGATAGTAGGATTCGTTGGATTTATTGGGTCAGGCAAAGATACAGCAGCAGATTATCTTGTTAACTTTCATGGATTTAGAAGAGATAGTTTTGCAAATACACTAAAAGATGCAGTAGCAGCAGTGTTTGGTTGGGA